GACCGCATCGAGATCATTGAGAAGGATATCGAAGGGCTCGAAGGTCAGGACAAGCCGCTGGCTATGGTGATGGTGACTACGCTGCAAAACACCTACTGCGTCTCTGCTCAGTTTACCGACCCGGAGCAGAAGCCAGCGTGGGAGGGCGAACGATACGGCTGGATTCAAACGTGGCCGGATCGGTTGGACTTGTGGGACGAATACATCGCCCGGCGACGGAAGGCACAGCGAGACGGCGACCGACACGGAATGGATGCAGTTGAGTTTTATCTGGCCAATCGTGACGCGATGCACCTCGGCGTTGTGATGCTTGCCGACAACTTCAAAGAGATCACGTTGAAGGACGGACGTCAGGCGGTCCATTCAGCGATTCAAGAAGCCTACAACAAGATCGCAGACACGAATCTATCGGCGTTCAAAGCTGAATATCAAAATGATCCAGATCCAGAGGAACAGGCTGAAACGTCGACGCTAACCCCTGGGCGAGTCGCTGGCCAGTTGTCAGGACTGCAACAGGGCGAAGTCCCAGACGCTCGGGTGTTCTCATTCGTCGGCATCGATATCGGCAAATACAAATCACACTGGGTCAAACTGTCCTGCACTCGTGAGCTTGTTTCGTGGATCACGGACTATGGAGTGGTCGAAACTCATGGCCTGTCGAAGTTTTCCAGCGAGCAGGCAATCGAGCTGGCCATTCTCGAAAGCCTGAAGCAATTCGCTGACGGCGACGTGTTCGCGGACGCTCAGCCGCTGCTTGTGCTGGTTGACTCGGGGGACTTCTCTGAATCGATTTACGAGTTCTGCCATCAGATGGGAGCCCCGTTCTATCCGTCGAAAGGCTGGAGCATGGACCGCTTTCGACAGAAGAAGCAGACCGAAGACTATGAGCCGTTCCTGCAAGCCTACGCACACAAGACGGCCGACAGCAAGCGGCGCGAGATGTGGCTTTACAACGTCAACACAGAGTTCTGGAAGAAGTGGGGGCAGGATCGATTCTTGGTCGATGCTTTCATGGACCATACCCGACTGGCCGGAAGCGTTGCCCTGTTCGATCCGCCACATGCTGACATGAAATTCCATCTTCAGTTTGCCCGCCACATGGTGAGCGAATCGGAACAGCTCGTGCCGGTCGATGGGAAGGTCAATAAGCGTCAATGGATCGTCCACGACAAGAACAATAACCACTGGCTTGATGCCTACGCACTGGCCTGTGCGGCGGCCGGATGCACTGGGTTGAGGCTCGTCAATCCAGAGCCTGAGCCGGTGAAGCAAGTGCAGAAATCAGAACCGAAACCACGCCTCGTGAATCCTCACGGGCAACCCTACCTCGCAACGGAAAGACGATAATGGCGAAACCGCTTCCACGAATTGACGGCACCGAAGTCAGTGAACAGCCTCGGCAACCAGTCGCGACGAAGCTGGAGAATCCACCAGCGTGTGAGGGCTACATTCCGCGCAACGTCGATGTGAGAATGAGCCGCGCTCAGGCTCGCATTCTCCGCGACAAGTTGCGAACGCTGGAAGACAGCGGGGCAAAGACTGCGGACGGTAAGCCAGTCAACAATCGGGCTCAGGCTGTACGTTGGATTATCGAGAATCTGGTTACGCCGTGACCGTCAGATAATCTGATTATCCGCTACATATTTCACGAATCAGATTTCGTGCTATCGTCCGTGCATGGTAATCGCGGACATCGAAACCGATTTACTCAACTACGCCGATTTTGAAGAAGTCGGCAGCGTTGCCCGTGCGCGTTCATTTTCTACGGCTGCAAATCGCTGGTTGATTCTTCGGGCAGAGTCTGCGAGCAACCAAAGCAGCTCTTTGTCAATTGGCAAGAATTACGTTGAGTCGATGCTCAAGCGGGCACGCGACTACATCGCGGCAAACGCGACAACGACGGCAGGCGGATCAAGCTCAGTTCGATTCCTCGGAGCGGGGACGAACTTCCGATGAGCAAAGCCCCGAACAACATTCAGTCCGCATTTGCTGACATCCGGGCAGATTACGACGCCACTCGGCACAGTCGCTTTGTTCGACGACGCACGGGCGTTGCGAGCTAATCGAACAAGCTCGGGACATGGACCGCAACGACGCACTTGTCGGCATTCTGGCTGATCGTCGCGTTGATAACATCGTTCAAAGTGGATTCACGCTTGACCCTAAGACTGGCGACAAGGGGCTAGACAATGCACTGTGGCAATGGTGGGAGGACGTTTCAACCGATCCCGATCAATGCGACATTGCTGGTGAACTCACCTGGAAGGAAATCGAGCGTCAGGCTTGCCGCAGCGAATCGGTTGACGGCGATATTGTTGTTACCGGAACCGAGGAAGGGCCGTTTCAGCTTCTGGAATCACATTTAATTCGCACGAAGTCGAAGGTCGAAGACACGTTTCTCGGAGTTACGACGAATCGAGTCGGGCGTCGCGAGCAATACCACGTTGCGGAAGAGCTGAGCGAGTTCGGCCAGTTTGGCGAATGCACTCCGATTGATGTCCGCAATGAAGACGGTATCCGGCAGGTCTTTCATGTCTACAACCCAAAGCGAGTAAACCCAACTCGGGGCGTCACTCAGCTGGCCCCGGTGTTTTCAATCTCCGGAATGCTAGAAGACATCAACTTTGCGAAGCTCGTGCAGCAGCAGGTTGTGAGTTGCTTTGCGGTGTTCCGTAAGATGGCAGCCGGGGGAAATCGCCTGCCGTCTGCCGACAGTGCCTATGGCGACGCAACCACAGAAACATCTCAGGCTGGAACGCGACAGCTCGAAGGCGTTTCGCCTGGCATGGAAGTCATCGGTCAACCTGGGGAAGAACTGCAAGGCTTCAGTCCAAACGTTCCAAACTCCGAATACTTTCAACAGGTCAAGCTGATTCTGCAAATCATCGGCGTGAACTTTGGCCTGCCTCTCTGTCTGGTCTTGATGGACGGCAGCGAGACTAACTTTTCCGGATGGCGTGGGGCAGTTGATGAGGCTCGCAAAGGATTTGTTGCCGACCAGCAGAATCTGGTGAGACGCCTGAACCGACCGGCGTACATTTGGAAGTTGTCTCAGCACCTGAAAGAAACAAAAGACGCTGCACTTCGCAAGGCTGCCAGCAAACTCGGTGACGGCATCTTCCGCCACAATTGGAACCTGCCGACGTGGAGCTACATCGAACCAGTTGCGGACGCTCAGGGCGATGCTGAACAGTTAAAGAATGCTTTAACATCTCCGCGAAGACTACACGCGGCACGGGGCAAGGACTGGGAAGAAATTGCAGAAGAGTCGATTGCTGACAATGCGTTCGCCATTCAGAAGGCACAGACGCAAGCTGCTGCGATTAACGCAGAGTTTCCGAATGGACCACAGATCACCTGGCGGGATCTGATCGCGTTGCCGATGCCTGCGGGAACGACGATGGCAATGCAAGATCCGGCAGCGATCGCTGTACAGGAAAAGACGGCTGGCATGGACGGAGAAGGCGAGCAGCCAACGGGCGAATTCGCGGGATTGTCTACCCAGCAATGGAACCGAAACAGAAAAGCAATCGCAAAAGTTTTGGAAGAACTGGCTCGTGGAGAATCGAGCGAACAAGCCGCGCGAGTGTATCTCGGCGGGATCGGACTCACGCAGCAGTCTGTTGACGCCTTAATCACGGACGCGATGGACGGCACTGTGGACACGCCAGAGGTTTTGAAGGATGTGCCAGAATCAAAAGGCAAACCAGCGGCGAAACGCAAGGCGAAAGCCAAGGTGACAGCATGACCAAGACAATTCGAATCGACGGAGTTATCGGAACCGGAGAAAACGAAATCTCCGCTGCCATGATTCGCGAACAACTGCCAGATAGCGGCACGGAGCCAATTGCGGTAAAGATTCACAGCGAGGGCGGATCTGTCTTTGAAGGGTTTGCAATTCATGACGCATTCGCCGCGTACCAAGGGCCGAAGTCTCTATCGATCGAGTCATCAGCGTTCTCAATCGCATCCTTTATCGCCTGTGCATTTGATGACGTGGAGATCAGCAGCAACGGCTACATGATGCTCCACAACCCCTAC